CCGCGGTGTGCCCCAGGTGCTGGCATCCCAGGCCGCTCCGCTGTACCCCAGGTTCTGTGCTGCATCAGCTGTGCCGGTTGTGAAAGACGCTGGTGTAATATCAGTGACAACATTCGACTCATCAATCAAGTACAGGTTGCTATGCGTGCCCGCCACAACGCGGCGGTCGCCGTCGTTATCTACGTAGGCAATCAGAGCGCGGCACTTGCCGCTCATGGCGCTGGTCGTGCGCGCCCGCCAACCGCCAATCGGTTGCAGCGCACCCTCATACCATCGGACTAAATTTGCATCGCTCCAAGCGTTGCTTTGCTGGAGCTCAGTACCGTTTTTGACGACGCCTGGCGGCGGATTAATGCTTAGAAGTGGCATCGTATCCTCCCGTTGCTATCATCTCGCATAACTCGTCACATCGATTACCAACCTGCGCAGCCCATCGCGAATCTTTGAACTCGTTCGCGGCAAGAATAAAATCACCTTCCGCCATGTGCGCTAAGGCTTTTTGAAAGCCGCGCAACCTAGTGATGCCCAGGTTAAAACAGATGTCGATCATTGCGTCTTTGCGCACGTCATCGAGGCGCTTAAACCAGGGGAATGCGCTAGTGAGCTCGCGCTCGCAGCGGATGATGTCGTTGCGCAGCAAATATTCGATCTCGTCTTCGTTCAAGCCAAGACCACCGTCCTCATCAATGTTTCGCCCGCAACCTATCGTGATCTTGTCAGCAGAACATCGGTACGCGAACTCGCGCACGCCCTCATGGCGTTTGAGCATGTCAATCAGTGCATTCATTTTCGTAGTTTCATCAGTTTGTCTGCGCCTCGAATGCCGAAGCTCGCACTCACGGCCAGGAACAAAAGGTATTGATACCATTCCGGTAGACTGTTCAGCGCTTTGAACGCTAGCTCGACGCGCTCAATGATCGCAGTGTCATTAAAGGCAATGCTGTACCCAATCATGAAAATGGGCACGGCTAAGACCAGGGTCCAGAATTCGTCTTTCCACGAGTCTGAACTGGCATCTGCCATTTTGCTTTCCCACTCAGCGCCGTTGCGGATAACCTGCATCTTTGCTTCGTGTTTTGCTGCCTTCTGTTCGCCACGTTGGGTCATCCACGTTGACGCGACGTTCGCAATCGGCCCAATCAGATTTTGCAACATGACCTACCTCCCTAGTAATTCACCAGCCAGCTCAAAAATACAAACATCGTCAGCGGCAACAGCACTATGGTCGCCAGCACAACCAAACCTAGCTGCTTCATGTCCTGCCGGAACTTCTTCTTTGCAGCTGCGGCTTTTGCAAGCTCTGCTTGCTTCGACTTCCGAGCATCGGCCATCGCCTGCATGGCTTCCGTGTAAAGCGCTGAATTCCCACTCACGAGAAACAGGTCCTTGATCTCGCTCATTGTGTCTTGGATGTTTTTCTTGGCCAGCGCAGCCTTGACTGCGTCGGCCTCTGACAACTTCCCTTCGTTCTGCTTCCTCGCTAACTCTACTTCTGCCCCTCCGAGGGAGGTGAGGAACGAGCTAATACTGGAGATATCATTGCTAGTTTCGGCTACGCGCTTGATCGCGCTAGTTGCGGCGTTCACGCCCGCAATGATTGCTGCGATCTCGCCTACCATCGATCAGCCTATGAACTGTGGTAGCGCGACTGCCATAATTACCGTCACATAGACCCCCCAGATCATCTGTTCCAATCGATCAAATCGTTTATTGCCAGACTCTAAGCGCCGCTCAATGCCCTGGTAACGAATCCCACACTCTTTTTCGTGAGACTCGATTTTTGCTATTGCCTTCTCTGTCGGTGTCACTCTGTTTTCCTGAAATCTTTAATGATGGCCGGCGTCGGCTTATGGTTTTTCACTTCGATGCACAGTTCATTCTTCAGCGTTTCTTTTGCAATTTCGTGCAGTGCTACCGCGCGCTGCGCGTCCAATATCGCTATCTCTGCTTCTGCGTGCAGAGCAAAAAGTTGCTGCGCTTGCTCAGACAGGTCAGTCAGCTTGTATTCTTTCCCGTCCACTGTGATTGATTCGATTTCCATAATTACCCCTAGTCAATGTGGTCTAAGTCGTAGCCCATTTTTCTGAATGTATAATTCGTCAACGGCTGCGTGCTCTGGATCGTGTCGTCAATTCCCCACGACCCAGTCGTATCTTGCGTGGTTGTTTCGCCGCTCTCGATCCAATTTTTGACTGTGGTGCCCTTCTCAATCAGTTCGCTTTCGTAGCGCGCCACGCCTTGGGATTTCAGCCAGGCGTAATACTCGATGGTTTGTGCTTTGTCGAAAGCGAACGCCTTGCTACCAGACGTGTCAGGGGCAGCTAGCCAGTAGCTGACCAGCAGAGTCCCATCAGTAAGGGTGCCGAACACCATAGCGATCAGCACGCCATCCTTTACCGACTTAAAACAGAAGCCGTTTGGGTCATCGATTTTGCCCTGGCACAAGGACCGGATATGCGCTTTCTGGTTTGCAGGTACGTCCAACGCGGGTGTCGGACCCATCGCGTCGAACGGGAAGCTAGCCTCCAGCGCATCGACCAGCTTAGCCCTGCTGCTGTCGTATACGCGGTCAAAATCGGCGTCATCGATAGACGTAAGTATTGTTCTGATTGTCGCCATCAGTTTGTGCTCGCTAACTGGTTAATGAATTTTGACTGGGTACTGCAGGCCGCTAGAACTGTCTCGACCTGCTGCAACAATTCTGGTGGGAGATGACCAAGGTGCGGTGCAACGCGATCCAGCGCATAAGCGTACTTGGCCGGTCCTTTCACGCCCCTTTCAAATACGTCGACGTAATTCAGAACACATGACTGGTGACCCAGGACACCGTAGCGCGCTAGCTCTGCGGCCGTTATTGTCGCCTCAGCAACTCTGTCCACTCGATGATTCATGTACCTTGGCATGTTTAGAATCTTGCGGTCACGCAACGCCCCAGCGTCGCTTACGGGAATCTCTGCCCACCGCTCTGGGTTGATAAAAAACACGTCTAGGTCGTAGGTATTTGGCGTGATTGTCGAGCCTGCTAGTTCGTAAATGCCTTTGTGTGATTCGTTGTCTATATAGACCGCGCGCCGCGACAGACAGATGTCGAAATCGTCTAGGCGTCTGGCCGACGGCAAGTCCTCGTCAGCAAAAGCGAGCACAACGCCGCCACGAACACACAGCGATGTGTGCTCGGCGTTTGCCAATGCGGTGGCTATCGTGCCCCGAGGGTCCTGTCTGACCACTTTGCAGGTCCAGCCTGGCATCGCATTGATGCTGCTGACGGTGATGGTGGACCACTCGTTGTCAATAACGAGGATTTGTCGGTTCAACATGCGGAACGTCCTCGAATTGTTGAAAGAATTTGTTTATGCGTTGCTGCGCATTCTGGCTTGCGCTGCTTACGAGCCCGCTGCTTTCGCAGCTAACTATTCGTTGCAGGTTTTCCTTGTGACTGCCGCCCTTGAGAAGTGCCCGATAAATGCTGCTGTATGTAAGGCATTTGCCAGATTGGCCAATGGACTCAGGCGAGAACATATGGAACCCACAGCCGCGAGCAATGGCCGCTATGCCCATCTCTGAGTTTGCGCAGCAACCAACAATGTCTGCGCCAGTTAACAGTTCATGCCCGCTCATACGCTTGTCCAGTATGTTCGCGTCGCCATACTCGTTTTTTAAGTGACGAACCAGGCTTACACTTGACAGTGGATGAGGTTTGAATACAGCACCCTGTGCTACCGCTTGCTTGCCCAAGTCCCAATCGAACGCATCATTGATGCAGTTGGTGCCTGGCAAAAACACAACAAAGTCGTGACGCTCAAGCGCAGTACGTAAGCGATATTTGTCACCTGTTTTATTCGCTATTCGTTCAACTAAACCGCGTCCCTCAGCTGTTATTTCTGCGCTTAGCGCATCCATCATCGTCTTCTGCGAGTAGTAAAAATTTGCGGTGCGGATGTAGATGAATGAGCTAAGCATGTCGGTGTACGAGTATCCGTGGATCTCTTTGTCACCGCCCATGTCATACCAAAGATCGTACTCCAGGTTTGTGTTGTGAGGCGCTCTGTCTGGCAATAATTCTCGTAGGGCAAAAGAATCGCAATCTTCGTGGCGCAGCACGTTACCGCTCTTGTACAGATGCGCTATTTTGTCGCCCAGCACATCGTTTCTGGCTAATGGATCAATCGCCATTTGAGCGTGACTCCAGCTGGTCCTCAATTTCCTGCAATCGGTCTTCGTTGGCGCCAAAGTGCTCAAGCACAATGTCCATCAGCGCCTCCAGGCGCTTGTTAACGAGTTCGAGCTCTGTCTCTAGTTTTCCGTCCATTGGCTCCCATCCCAAAATCTTGCGTTGTGGGCACTGCCGCTGGAAACCTCAGTCTCTGCACCAGTGGCCGTGAGGCGCTCGAAAACCACTGTTGTGGTGGCTCTGCTGGTGGCAGTAGCAAACGTAGTCGTGGTGTTGAATGCGGTCGTGGTCGCCTTGCTTGTGCCTCTACTCGTCGCAAAGGTCG